ATGTCTCGTATAACTGAAATTGCCCGGATCCTGGGCTGTATGGGAAGCAATGTCTGCTATCTGCTTCGCAAAGCTCGGATCAAAGGAATCCGGACTTCTGCCGGGTGGGTGGTGTCGGATGAGGCCGTCCAGGAGTACCTGGCCGGCCCGAGAAGACAGCCACCTCCCGTTAAGAACAAACTTCATAAAGGACAGAAATTCGGGTATTGGACTGTCCTGGATCCAGAAGCCGGGAAAAATAAAAACGGCCAAAGAACTGCCCTGGTACAGTGTATCTGTGGAAAAACGAGGAAACTTGCTATTATTGAGTTGGTGGGTGGACACAGCTGTTCCTGTGGATGCCGGAGGGCAGAAAACTTTACCCAACAGCAGCAGGAAGGAAAAGAAAAAGGGCACGAACTTATGCGCCAGATACACCGGGCGAAACTGGCCGGCAGGTACCTGGATAAGCATGTCAACAAAAACAGCCATTCTGGTCATACCGGGGTGTGCTGGCGAGAAAACATGCAGAAGTATTATGCCTACATTATGGTGAATCGAAAGCAGATCCCGCTGGGGTACTATGAAAACATGGAAGATGCCATCGCTGCCAGGAAGGCGGCTGAAGAAAAGTACTTCCGGCCCCGGCAGGAGAAAGTGGATGCCATTAGGCGCATGGTGAAGGAAAAAAGATCATAAGAGTGTCTATTTAGAAAAGCCCCCTGTCTCGGCAGCGGGCTTTTCTTATGCCTGAAAAAGTGAGATAAAAACTTTTATATTTCCGCAGCCCGCTGATTATCATGCAAAAAAATTCTCACTGTCCAAAATCCATCCCCAAATATCCTTTTTCAAATGTGCATCTTGTGCTATAATAATGCCATAACGAACAAATGTTTGTAAAACAAACAAAAGCAGAGGGGAGAAGATACTATGGGAGTCGTTAGAAAGCACATTCGGAATCTCCACGATGGGACTCCAGATGGCGAAAGATTGTTCGATGCTATCGTGGACGGGGAGCAAGTGACCATCGAACTGAAAAACAGGAAGAAGCAGCTGGTCCAGGTACCTTGGGAAGATATCGTCACCCAGGTGGATGCAGCGAAACATACGAAGGTGGGAAAATAGAAGTTACTTGTACAGCCCTTTTATACGGAGCTGTCAAACGGAGCTATCTACGTTGACCGAAAGGTCATGTGGATAGCTCTTTTTTTTGTATCTGTAAGTTCCCGGCTCAAAGTTCACTCCCGGACGCGGGGATGCCCAGAGCGATGAGCCGGACCCAAGTTTATCGTCAGCCTACTGGGGTGGTTGACCATGGAAGCGAGGAGGCATCTCATGGTCAATACAGACAGGCAGCCTATTTGCGTCTTCGCTTCGCATTTTGCGAAGGAGATCGCACATGGGCAACCAAAAGAAAACCAGAGTCAAACAGCAGTACTACATTCCCCTGGAAGTGAAGGAGGGAACCATCATCACGAAGGAATATGAAAATGCGCCACGGCAGTGGGCGAAAATCGGGAACAAGATGGTCCGCACCATCCTCATCCCGGCTACTAAAGAACAGTATGAGGCCTACATGCGGCCGGAGTGGAAGGAAGACAAGCGTCAGCAGCGGCTGGTTGAAAAACGCCGGAGACGGGAAATGGCCCAGGCGGAACATCGGGAGGACAAGTCCGTTCAGGGCTGGGATACAGCGGTTTCTTTTGAACTGCTGTGTGAAACGGAATATGGATTTCCGGAGAAAACCAGAGAGGAGAGTCTGGACGAAATTCTGGAAAAAGAGGAGCTGCTGGCAGCCTTGCGACGGGAACTGGCCAAGCTGGAAGCGCTGGATCGGACCATCCTGGAGATGTTTTCTCAGGGTATCAGTGAAGCCGCTATCGGCCATAAAGTGGGGCTTTCACAGAAGGGGGTCAATAAAAGGAAACATCGGCTGTTGGAACAGCTCCAGGAGCAGTTGAAAGACTATCGGTAACGGAAACGAAAAATCCGGCTGGGAAATTTCTGGCCGGATTTCTAAAAATGGGTACTTATCTTCGGGGAATTTGTCCTGTTATGGGTGAAGGGCAAAACAAGAAGCCCCTGGAGAGGAGGCCGTGCCATGGAAAATGGACAAATGCTGAGAAGCCGAAGTCAGGACCTAGACCGGGAGCTGGCCGGAGTGCTGCTGAAAATCAGCGACACAGCCGAACGCGCTGCTCGGAACCTGATAATGCTGCGGATGAAGAGAAACGGGAAAGGAGTCAATTTCAATGAAAGAGGAAACGTTGGTCAAAGTATCCGGTGAACTGGAAACCTGTGGAAAAGCCCTGTTGAAGCTTGCGGAAGCGCTGCGGGCAAAAGAGGAAATCCTGGCGCCAGAACTCCAAAAGAATGAGCCGGGTTCTACCAAACTGACCCTGGAAGAAGTGCGGAAGGTGGCGGCGGATAAGGCCCGTCAGGGATTCACGGATGAGGTCAGAAGGCTGATTCAAAAGTATGGGGCCGACAAGTTGTCCAGTATGGATCCGGAAAAGTATGAGGCCTTTCTAAAAGACATGGAGGTGATGGGCCATGCCGGGTAACCATGCGGTGCTTTCTGCCTCGTCCAGTTACCGTTGGCTGGCCTGTCCCCCTTCAGCCCTGGAATGTGCCAAGCTGCCGGATGTGCAAAGTGAATTTGCCCGGCAGGGAACGGAAGCCCATGCCCTTTGCGAATTCAAGGTGAAAAAAGCCCTGGGGCAGAAAGAAAAGGACCCCACCAAGAATCTAACGTATTTCGATGAAGAAATGGCCGAATGCAGTGATGCCTATACCCAATTTGTGTTGGAGAGTCTGGCTGCGACTAAAGTTGTCTGCAAGGATCCTCTGGTTCTGGTAGAACAGCGGTTGGATTTTTCCCGGTGGGTGCCGGAAGGGTACGGAACCGGGGACTGCCTGATTGTGGCGGATGACACACTCACCGTTATCGACTACAAAAACGGGCTGGGAGTCCTGGTGGACGCGGAAAAAAATCCCCAGATGATGTGCTATGCCTTGGGGGCGCTGGATCTTTTTGACGGCATCTATGATATCCAGAAAGTCTCCATGACCATCTTCCAGCCTAGGCGGGAAAACGTCAGTACCTGCACCATGTCCAAAGAAGAATTGCTTCAATGGGCGGAAACGGTGCTAAAGCCAACTGCAGAACTGGCGGCCAAGGGGGAAGGGGAGTACAAAGCCGGTGACCACTGCCGGTTCTGTAAGATCCGAGCCACCTGTCGGAAGCGGGCTGAGTACAACCTGGAGCTGGCCAAGTACGACTTTGCCATGCCTTCCACCCTGGAAGAACCAGAAGTAGAAGCCATCCTGGCCAAAGCCGATGAACTGGTGAGCTGGGTTGGGGACGTAAAAGACTATGCACTGCAGCAGGCCCTTTCCGGCAAGAACTGGGCAGGATGGAAAGTGGTGGAAGGCCGGTCCAATCGGCGGTATGTGAACGAAGATGCCGTGGCAGCCAAAGTGGAAGAGGCTGGGTATTCTCCCTATGAGAAGAAACTCCTGGGGATTACGGCTCTGACCAAACTGCTCGGGAAACGCAGGTTCGATGAACTGCTGGCCGATCTGATTGAAAAGCCCCAGGGCAAACCGGTCCTGGTTCCGGAAACGGACAAACGGCCGGCTATGCATACGGCGGCTGATGATTTTTCTACAGAAAATGAAGGAGGAAATAAGAATGACTAAGAATTATGTGAATCCGTGCAAAGTGATCACCGGAGTGAATACCCGCTGGAGTTATGCCAATGTGTGGGAACCCAAATCCATCAATGGGGGAACGCCCAAATACAGCGTCAGTCTGATCATCCCCAAGTCTGATACCAAGACGGTGGAAAAAGTCCGGGCTGCCATTAAGGCTGCCTACCAGGAAGGGGAAGGAAAACTGAAGGGGAACAGCCGGGTGGTACCGGCCCTGGAAGCCATCAAGAACCCGCTCCGGGACGGGGATCTGGAACGGCCGGGGGATGACGCTTATAAAGACAGCTTCTTCATCAACGCCAACTCTGCTACCCAGCCGGGCATTGTGGATGCCCACTGTCAGCACATTCTGGAGCGCTCCGAAGTGTATTCTGGGGTGTATGGCCGTGCCTCCATCAGCTTCTATGCCTTCAACAGCAATGGCAACAAAGGCATTGCCTGCAGCCTGAACAATCTGCAGAAGATCCGGGACGGGGAACCCTTGGGCGGCAAACCTCGGGCAGAAGACGATTTTGCTACAGTGGATGAGGACGATTTTCTTGCGTAAGTGGATAGGAGAAAAAAGGTGGCAGGATGCGTTCTGCCACCTTTTCTATAAGGAGAACCTTATGAAAAGCCTTTCGTTAGATCTGGAAACGTACAGTGATGTGAATTTGGCCAAGTGCGGCGTGTATAAATATGCGGAGTCACCTGCCTTTGAAATTCTCCTTTTCGGGTATGCAGTGGATGGAGGACCCGTGCAGGTCATCGACCTGGCTCAGGGAGAAACCATCCCGGAAGAAATCCTGGATGTTCTCACCGATGACACCGTTACCAAGTGGGCCTTCAATGCTAACTTCGAACGGGTGTGTCTTTCCCGGTATCTCACTGACCTGGGGAGGAGCCTGGATCCCTTTTATGACCAGCATCCTTTATCCCAGGAATGTGCCCGGTTCCTGAATCCGGCCGGATGGAAGTGCTCCATGGTCTGGTCCGCCTATCTGGGGCTGCCCCTTTCTTTGGAGGGAGTGGGGGCCGTGCTGAATCTGGACAACCAGAAGATGAAGGAAGGGCGGGATCTGATCCGGTATTTTTGCGTCCCCTGTAAGGAAACCAAGACCAATGGCGGCCGGACAAGAAATCTTCCCCAGCATGCCTTGGACAAATGGAATCTGTTCAAATCCTACAACAAACGGGACGTGGAAGTGGAAATGGCCATCCAGCAGCGGTTGAGACACTTTCCAGTTCCGGAACAGGTGTGGGAGGAATATCACCTGGACCAGGAAATCAACGATCGGGGTATCGCCATTGATCTGGAACTGGCCAGACAAGCGGTGGCCCTGGATGCCCAAAGCCGGGAAAGCCTGATGGCTGCCCTGAAGAAACGGACTGGTCTGGAGAACCCCAATTCCGTCATCCAAATGCTGGACTGGCTGGAACAGCATGGATTAAAGACAGATTCTCTGGGAAAGAAGAATGTGCGGGAGCTTTTGAAAACGGCCCAGGAGCCTTTGCGCAGCGTTCTCTTGCTCCGGCAGAAACTGGCCAAGTCCTCGGTGAAGAAATACCAGGCCATGGAAATGACGGCCTGTAAGGATGGTAGGGCCAGGGGCATGTTCCAGTTTTATGGTGCCAACAGGACCGGACGGTTTGCCGGACGGCACATCCAATTGCAAAATCTTCCCCAGAACCATCTGCCGGACTTATCCGAGGCCCGGGAGTTGGTGCGCCAGGGAAACTACGAAGCCCTGGACATGCTCTATGAGTCCATCCCGGATGTTCTGTCCCAGCTGATCCGTACGGCCTTTGTACCCCGGAAGGGCATGAAGTTTGTGGTTTCGGACTTTTCGGCCATCGAGGCCCGGGTCATTTCCTGGCTGGCAGGGGAAAGGTGGAAATCTGAAGCTTTTGCAGCTGGAAAGGATATTTACTGTTCAACGGCCAGTCAGATGTTTGGGGTGCCCGTTGTGAAGCATGGCATCAATGGGAATCTCCGCCAGAAAGGGAAAATTGCAGAATTGGCCTGCGGTTATGGCGGATCCGTTGGGGCACTAAAGGCTATGGGGGCTCTGGATATGGGAATTCCGGAAGAAGAACTAGGCTCCCTGGTCCAGTCCTGGCGCTCCGCCAATCCCCATATTGTAGATTTCTGGTGGCAGGTGGATGGGGCTGTGAAGACCGCCATCAAGCAGCGGATTCCTGTCTGGGTCAATAACATCCGATTCGTCTGCCAGAGCGGCATGCTGTTCATAGAACTCCCTAGCGGCCGGATGCTTTCCTACGTGAAGCCGCGGATCGGGGAGAACAAGTTTGGCGGGGAATCCGTAACCTATGAAGGCATCGGGGCCACCAAGAAGTGGGAACGTCTGGAAAGTTACGGTCCAAAGTTCGTGGAAAACATCGTACAGGGAACGGCCAGGGATATCCTATGCTATGCCATGCAGACCCTCCGGCACTGTGCTATTGTTGGACATGTCCATGATGAACTGATCATCGAGTGCAGCAAGGATGTCAGCGTAGATGCCATTTGCCAGCAGATGAGCCGGACGCCACCTTGGGCGAAGGGGCTGGTGCTTCGGGCAGATGGGTATGAATGTGAGTTTTACCAGAAAGATTGAAACTGAGGTACTTATCCCAGCGGATTCTGTCCTGTTACAGGTAGAGAAGAAAATCTTCTCTAGTCCATATAGCGGGATTGGGATCCGCTGTTTGTTTTTGAAGGAGTGATAACGCCATGTTTTATGTGAAGGAGCCGATTACGGACAATATGGAATTCCAGATGGAAATTACGGACAAGAATGTGTTTTGTCGGTGTCCGGTTTGCGGGAAGGAAGTGCCAGTAAATCTGGAAGAAGTCTTGGGCAAAGGAAAAGGAGACCTATTCGGAACAGCTGTTTTGTGTAAAGACTGTTCTCGGGAACTGATGGAGGTGGGTCATGGAGATGGATCAAAAACGGAATGCTGAACATTATCCGGATCCCACGGCCTATCAGGCCATCCGGAATGCAGAGCCGCCCAGGTTCCCGTTCCGACCGGTAGTGTACGTTTGTTCGCCTTATGCAGGGGACGTGGAAAGAAATGTCCTGCAGGCTCGGCGCTGCTGCCGTTATGCCGCAGATCATGGGTGCATCCCCCTGGCGCCCCATCTGTTCCTGCCCCAGTTCCTGGATGAAAAGACGGAACGGAATCTGGCTCTATTTATGGGGATTGCTCTTTTGTCCAAATGTGCGGAACTTTGGATTTTTGGGGAGACCATCTCCCAGGGGATGGAACTGGAGATCCGCTATGCCCAGAAAAAGGGAAAGCCCATCAAGTATATCAGTGAGGTGATCTAGGTGAAATTCACGTTATTTACGGCATCCTGCACCGGCATGGAATCCAACTGCCGGTATCCCCAGAAACGGGAAATCCAGACTGCTCAGGACCTGAAAGAAGCAGTCGCCTTTGACCATGTTTGCGCCGCCTATAAAAACAGCTACCGGAGCCGGGATAACTTCCTTTGGTCCGATGTGGCCGTTATGGATTGCGACAATGACCACACGGAAAATCCTGGAGAGTGGGTGACGGGAGAAAAGCTCCTTGCCATGCTGTCAGGGGTGGCAGTGGCCATTGTTCCTTCCCGGAATAACGGAAAAGCCAAAGACGGACGGAAAGCCAAGCCCCGGTTTCATGCCTATTTTCCCATTCCGAAACTCCAGGATGAAAAAGCCTATTCCATCCTAAAACAGGAAATTCGGGAGCAGTTCCCCTTCTTCGATGAAGCAGCCCTGGACTCTGCCCGGTTTCTCTATGGGAGCCCTGCAGAATCCGTTCTGTGGCAGGAGGGGGAAGAATCCATTCTGGCCATTTTCCAATCTACCCGGCAGGAAGGATCCATCCCCCAAGGCCAGCGAAACAATACTATGAGCCGTTTTGCCGGGCGCATCGTCAAACGGTATGGAGATTCAGAACGCGCCCATTCCATCTTTTTGGAAGAAGCCAACAAATGCAATCCGCCTTTGGAGGCAGAGGAACTGAACAAAATCTGGCAGAGTGCCCTGCGGTTCGGGAAGAAAATTGCCGCCCAGGAAGGGTATGTGAGTCCGGATCAGTACAACCAGGATTTTAGCCGAGGAGAGAGTCTGCGGCCCAGCGACTACTCGGATATTGGCCAAGCCAAGGTGCTCTTGCGGGAATACGGCAATGAATTGCGGTATACGGAAGAAGCCGATTTTATCCGTTATAACGGGGTGTATTGGATGGAATCCCGGCAGGCGGCTGTGGGAGCCGTAGAAGAATTCCTTGACTTGCAGCTAGCCGATGCAACGGATCAAACGGAACGGGCTGTTCGGGAGCTGGTCCAGCTGGGGCTACCCCAGGATATTGTCCGGAAAGGAGGACGGGCCCTGGAAAAGATTATTGAAGTGGGCCAGCAAAAAGCCTATGCAGGGTATCTGTCCGCAGAAACCTACCGAACTTTTGTCATGAAGCGGCGGGATATCCGGTATATTCTGTCAGCCCTTCAGGCCTTAAAACCCATGATCCTTCTGCCCATCCAGTCCCTGGATGCCGATGAATTTCTCCTGAATACCCCTTCAGCCACCTATGACCTGCGGAAAGGGATGGAAGGAAGCCGGGAACACCGGGCAGAGGATTTTATGACCAAGTGTACCACCGTGGATCCTGGAGAAGAAGGCCGGGAAATTTGGGCAAAAGCCCTGGGCGAATTCTTCACCCATGACCAGGAGCTGATCCAGTATGCCCAGGAAATCAGCGGGCTTATGGCCATTGGGAAAGTGTATGTGGAAGCCCTGGTCATTGCCTATGGGGATGGACGGAACGGGAAATCCACCTACTGGAATTCCCTTGCCCGGGTGCTGGGAACCTACTGTGGAGGCATCTCAGCGGACGCCCTGACGGCGGGCTGCAAGCGAAATATCCGGCCGGAAATGGCAGAACTCAAGGGAAAACGGATGGTGATTGCGGCAGAAATGGAAGAAGGGGTGCGGCTTTCTACTTCTGTTTTGAAGCAGATCTGTTCCACCGATGAAGTGGGCGGCGAGAAGAAGTATAAGGCCCCGTTCCAATTTGTGCCCTCCCATACCATTGTTCTCTATACCAACCACCTGCCTAGGGTAGGAGCCAGTGACGAAGGGACCTGGCGCAGGCTGATCGTCATTCCTTTTACGGCACAGTTTACTGGGAAAAGTGAAGTAAAAAATTACACGGACTACCTTGTGGAGAAAGCCGGACCGGCCATCCTGAAATGGATCATCGAAGGAGCTCAGAGAGTCATTGAGAAAGAGTATCACCTGGAACCTCCCAAGTGTGTCCGGGATGCCATTGAAAAGTATCGGGGACAGAATGATTGGCTCCATCATTTCCTGGACGACTGCTGTGAATTAGCACCTGGCTTCCAGGAAAAATCTGGGGAGCTTTATGGAGCTTATCGGGCGTACTGTCAGCAGATGAATGAATACACCCGGAGTACGTCCGATTTTTATGCCGCACTGGAGAGTGCAGGGTTTGCACGTAGGCGTACCAAAGTGGGACGGTTTGTTACTGGATTGCAGTTGAAAGTAAGTGATTTTCTAGAATAAAATGACCCGGTGTCACTCAATGACAGTCTCTCCTATAATTCTCCTTTAGGACTGAAAAAATGGAAAAAAGCCTATAGAGAAAGTTTAAGAATAGACCGTCATAGAGTGACACCGGGGAAAATATCGAGGTGATGAAAGTTGCGGGAACGTATCCTGGAACTAAAACTTGTGAAGGAAACCCGGAAACGAGGCGGCATAGCGTTGAAGTTAGTGTCGCCTTCGTTTTCCGGCATGCCGGATCGATTGGTCCTCTTGCCCCATCAGGTGATGGGATTTGTGGAAGTAAAGGCCCCGGGGGAGAAGCCAAGGCCTTTGCAGGAAAGCCGACATGCCATGCTTCGGAAGATGGGTTTTCCGGTGTTTGTCCTGGACAATTCGGAAGAAATACCCATCATCCTGGACAAAATCACCTGCGCCCAGGACGGGAAAGGAGGGGAAGCTGGATGAAATTTGTACCCCACGGGTATCAGCGATATGCCATCGAGTACATCAAGAACCACCCGGTGACCGCACTGCTGTTGGATATGGGCCTTGGCAAGACAGTGACCACACTGACCGCCATTCGGGACCTGATGTACGATTCCTTCGAAGTTCACCGGGTGTTGGTTGTAGCCCCTCTCCGGGTAGCCCGGGATACCTGGCCAGAGGAACTCCGGAAGTGGGACCACCTGAAGGAACTGACCTGCAGCGTTGTCGTGGGGTCCGTGACGGAACGGCGGCAGGCCCTCCAGAAACCTGCGGATCTATACATCGTGAACCGGGAGAACCTGGTGTGGCTTTGCAAGAACTGCCGGCTGGATTTTGATATGGTGGTCCTGGACGAACTGTCTTCTTTCAAGAACCAGCAGGCCCAGCGGTTCAAAGCCATGAAGGCCCTGCGGCCCAAGGTGAAACGGATCGTGGGCCTCACGGGGACTCCCAGCGGCAACGGCCTTATGGACCTGTGGGCGGAGTTCCGGCTCCTGGACATGGGAGAGCGGCTGGGGAGATACATCAGCCAGTACCGGAACACCTATTTCCAGCCGGACAAACGGAACGGGATGGTGGTGTTTTCCTACAAGCCCTTGCCGGGAGCAGAGGACGCCATCTACAAAAAGATCGCGGACATCACCGTGTCCATGAAGGCCACAGACTATTTGCAGATGCCGGACCTGGTGCGTGTGAAAACCGAGGTTAATCTTTCGGACTCGGAGCGGAAGCGGTATAATGACTTCAAAAAGTCTCTCGTGCTGGAACTGCCGGGAGGCGAGGTGACGGCAGCCAATGCGGCCTCCCTTACGCTGAAGTTGACCCAAATGGCCAACGGAGCCATCTACACCGATGACGGAAAGACCATCCATCTCCATGACCGAAAGCTTGATGCCCTGGAAGACCTGGTGGAAAGCGCCAATGGCCGGCCGGTCCTTGTGGCCTACTGGTTCCGGCACGACCGGGAACGGATCTGTCAGAGGATGGAAGCCAGGGAACTGAAGGAGAGCAGGGACTTTGTCGACTGGAACGCCGGGAAGATCCCGGTGGCCCTGATCCATCCGGCTTCTGCCGGGCACGGCCTCAACCTGCAGCAGGGCGGGTCCATCCTGATCTGGTTCGGGCTCACCTGGAGTTTGGAACTCTACCAGCAGACGGTGGCCCGGCTCTGGCGGCAGGGACAAACCAGCCGGACGGTGATCGTCCAGCACATTGTGACGAAAGGCACCATGGACGAACGGATCCTGAAGGCCCTGGAGAAGAAAGACAGTTCCCAGGCGGATCTCATTGAAGCCGTCAAAGCGGATTTGGAGGGAAAAGCATGAACGCGAAAGAGTACTTGCAACAGGGATTCTACCTGGATAAGAAAATAGAGAGCAATCTTCGGGAAGTGGCCGAGCTCCGGCATCTTTGCCTGGGCATCTCAGCAGCCGGGCTGGAAGAAAGCCACAACCCCAACCGGCCCACGGAAGCCCCCTTCGTCCGGACCATCGAGAAGATCTGGGAGCGGGAGCAGGAAATCAACCGGGAAGTGGACCGGCTGGTGGACCTGAAGTATGAGATTGGCCAGGTCATCGACCGGGTGGAAGACGAAGCCCAGCGACTGGTCCTCCGGGACCGGTACATCCACTTCGATGCCTGGGAGGACATTGCCCGGAGCATGGGAAAAGGGATCCGGTGGATCTACGCCGTCCACAGTGATGGGGTGGCGGCCGTTGAAAAAATTTTGGAGGAGCGCAGTACATTGCAGGAAAATGCAGTAGATACACACTAGAATTCAACAGGCCCTTCGTGGTATGATAGAATCACGAGAAAAGGGAATAAAGTGAAGCCTTGCAGGATGTAAGAATCCTACAAGGCTTTTTTATGCAAGGGAGTAGACTTTTTCAGGAATCTTCCCCGTTTCTTGATATTCCCTAAAAGCATTATCAAGAAGCCGAAGGGCTATGAAATCAAACGTTTTTGTGTTGGCAGAATCTGAGTAAAATTTCCAGGCGAATCGAGAGTTATCTATTTCGATTAAACCTTTTTCCACTGCATTGCATACTATATCAATACAAGAAATATAGACGGGTTTAGTAACCAGCTTTTTCCTGCCAGATGGCATCTTCTTTATCTTTTGATGGATTTCTGGACCGACAAAACATTTCTTTGGGATCAGGATAGAACCATCAAGTGTGTAATCATCGTTCGTACATTCAGGAAGGTTCCAGTTGAAGGCACCATATGCGTAGAGCACATAGGTATTATCTTCATTTACTTTTTTTGCGATACCGCCGTAACCCAGACTCATGAGGTGCGCTCCTTCCCATTGTCTTTCTTATTTTTTATTGTAAGTTAAATCCTGTGAAAATACAATCGTGGGGTAGCCTTGCAGAGAAAATCTGCAGGGCTTTTTTGTTGCCCGAAAGGAGATGGCAGCTGTGCCGAGAAAACCGAAACGCCCCTGTTCTTACCCGGGCTGCCCGAACCTGACGGATGGGCGGTACTGCGAGAAGCACCAGAAGATTATCGACAAACGATACGAAAAGTATGAACGCAGTCCTGTGAGTAAGAAACGATACGGCCGGACCTGGAAGAAGATCCGGGATGCTTACGTGGCCAGCCATCCTCTGTGTGAACTGTGCCTGAAGAATGGCCGGTACGTGGTGGCGGAAGAAGTCCACCATAAGAAACCGCTGGCGGAAGGCGGCACCCATGCCTGGAACAACCTGATTGCCCTGTGCAAAGCCTGTCACGCAAGGATTCATGCCCAAAGAGGAGATCGATGGCACCAAAAAGTCACAAGAAAAAGCGGACTATCAGAATGATAAATCTGAAACAAAGTGATATACCCAGGGGGCGTATGAATCTCTGGAAGCCCAGAAAGCCAGAACGGGCGAGGGGTCACGCACGAAAAAAACGCGTATTCAAAAAGGGTATTGACCCATAGAAATAAGGGGGTGTGAAAAATAGCCAAAGACGGAACCATGCGAGGGGGACTGCGGGTCGGCCAGGGTCGAAAACCCAGGGCCCTTCTGGACAAGCTGCCGGACAATCCGGGGAAGCGGCCTCTGAAGGTGATGGACCTTCCGGAAGGGGTGGGCCTTACCGGAGAAGATATGCCAGAACCCAAAGCCTACATGAAGGAAAAGCAGCGGAACGGCGGAAAACTGGAAGCCGAAGAAATCTACCGGGAAACCTGGCTGTGGCTGAAGGCCCGGCACTGCGAGAAATTGGTGAGCCCCCAGCTGATCAGCCAGTACGCCATGGCGGTATCCCGGTGGATCCAATGTGAACACGCCATCTCGGAATATGGCTTTCTGGCCAAGCACCCCACCACCAATGCCGCCATTGCTTCTCCCTACGTAACCATGAGTCAGAACTACATGAAGCAGGTGAACCAGATCTGGTACCAGATTTATCAGGTGGTGAAGGAAAACTGCTCGGTGGAGTTTTCCGGCAATACGCCCCAGGATGATGTGATGGAGCGGCTGCTGCGGTCTCGGAAGGTGTAATAGGGAGGAAAAGAAAGTATGGAAAAAACAACCAAGGAAATGAAGCTCATCCCCATTGATGAGCTGATCCCGTATGTGAACAATGCCCGGACCCATTCCCCGGAACAGATCAACAAGCTCCGGGCCAGTTTGCGGGAATTCGGGTTCATCAACCCGGTGATCATCGATAAAGACAAAAACATCATTGCCGGTCACGGCCGAGTGATGGCTGCCCGGGAGGAAGGAATCCAAGAAGTCCCCTGCGTCCTGGTGGACTATTTGACCGAGGCCCAGAAAAAGGCCTATATCCTGGCCGACAACCGGATGGCCCTGGATGCCGGGTGGGACGAAGAGATGCTGCGGGTGGAAATCGAATCCCTCCAGGGAGCGGACTTCGATGTCAGCCTGACCGGATTCGATGAAGACGAAATTGCCCACATCTTCGATGAAGAAACCGAAGCCAAAGAAGATGACTTTGATGTAGAAGAAGAACTCCAGAAGCCTGTGTTCTCCAAAGCTGGAGACCTTTGGCAGCTGGGAAAACACCGGGTCTTGTGCGGAGATTCTACGAAACAAGAAACCTATGCTCAGCTTATGGATGGAGTAAAACCGAACCTGGTCTTGACGGATCCTCCGTACCTGGTGAATCTTCGAAGCGCTTCCGGGAAAATCAAAAACGATGACCTGAATGACCAGGAAGGGTACGAATTCCTGAAAAAAGCCTTCTCCTGTTTCCATAATGCCATGGCTCCCGATGCTTCCATCTATGTGTTCTACGCCACCATGAAGGCCCGTGTGTTTTATGACGCTTTCGAAGATGCCGGATTCAAAGTGGGGGCGGGGCTCATCTGGAAGAAACCCAAAGCCCCCTTTATGCGCACCGACTGGAAGTTCAATATGGAACCCATTATCTTTGGATGGCGGAAAGACGGGAAACACAACTGGTATGGGGACCAGAAGCAGAAAGCGGTCTTCGAGTTCGAGGGCATCAAGAACAGTAAAGAAGACGGCTTCGGCCATCCCTCCAGTAAACCCGTGCCCATGCTGGCCTATCTCATTAAGCTGAGCAGCCAGATCAATGGGGTGGTGCTGGATGGATTCCTGGGATCTGCTTCCACGCTCATGGCCTGCGACCAGCTAGGCCGCATCTGTTATGGGATAGAGCTGGAGCCTAAGTTCGTAGATGTGGCGGTAAAGCGCTACCTGGCTTCCCACGAGAACGAGACAGTAACCGTCCTCCGGAACGGAAAGCAGTACACCTATCAGGAAGTGGCGGATGTGAAAAAATAAAGACACAAAGGGCTACATTTTGCTTGCTATTTTTCGCCTTTAGAGTGATGAATAACAGTACCAAAATACCCTAAGGAGGTACATATGATGAAGGCAGAATACAACAAACAAGGTGCAGCACGGAAAGAATTGGCGGATGTCATCAGTCAAATTACGGGAGAAGGTGTGAAATACCTGTTTCTTCCCACCAAGGCCTATCAAATCGGTAGCGTCCTGGTCGGAAAGGACGGTACAGTGGAATGTGAAGACACAGAGCTTTTTCAACGGGTTGTTCAGGAATTGGCAGTCAAAGGATTCCGGCCAGAAAACAAGGTCGCTATCCTGGAAGAAGTGGTAACACCAAAAGAAACTTCAGAAACGGACGGTATTGATACCCTGACCATTTCCTTTCCGGATGATTTGACGGATGAAGACTTTGAAAAGCTCCAAAACCTGGTGGCCTCCAAGGCCAGCCTTTTCAAAAAGGCCCTGGGTACAAATGAACTGACCATTCAAAGGGAAGATGGCAAGATATCTTTCCCCTGGTTCCACAAAACGGACAGCACCAAGGTCCAGGCCTATTCCAAGCTGGTGACGGCCCTTTGTCAAATGGCCAGGAATTCCAAACGGATCACGGCAAAAGAGCATGAAGTTCCCAATGAAAAATACGCCTTCCGGTGTTTTCTCCTGCGGCTGGGCTTCATTGGAGCAGAATACAAAGGCTATCGGAAGATCCTGCTGGAAAGGCTCAGCGGGTCCGCAGCCTATCGGGATGGAGGGAAAAAAGATGCGGTTTCCCAATAAAGAGATGCTGGAATTCCTGCGCAGGGAATATTCTTCTGGAACCCGGGTTGTCCTGATCCGGATGGATGACTTCCAGGCGCCGCCTTTGGGAACGAAAGGGACCGTGACCGGTGTGGATGACATGGGCTCCCTTCTGGTGGAGTGGGACAATGGGTCCCATCTCAATGTGATCCACGGAGTCGATGTGGTTCAAAAACTGAATAAAGAAACAAAATAACGGATGCTTATTCTCAGATTCTGCTTGCTATTATAGGCCTTTAGAGTGATATATGTACATGCCAAAAGGCAAAGGTACACAATCACAAGGAGGAAAAACATGAAAAAGTTGAATGCAATCGACAAACAGAACCTGGACGGAGTATACGGAGCCACCGCAGTAGCGCTGGATTGGCCGGAAAACCTTTCCGAAAAGGCGAAGAAAGCGCTGGACTACCTGGATGACACCGCCTACCTGTTCCATTACCTTGGAAAGTACATCATCACCGACGAAAGCCTCTGGCTTACGGAATTTGGGAACGGAACCATGGACAGCCCATTCGGTTTTCCCAGAATCGAATTGAGCAGACTCGAAGAAGTCGGCCCCTGGTTGGAAAGTGTGGCGGACGAACTGGAAGAATTCTAACTCCATACAGACAGGAAACGGGGCCGAAGGGCCCTGCTCCTTTTTTTGTAACCTTGCATAAATACACAAAATTTGCTTGCTATTATAGGTCTTTAGAGTGATATATGTACATGCCAAAAGGCAAAGGCACACAATCACAAGGAGGAAAAAAGCAATGACCAAGATGGACATGATCGAAAGATTCTACGGACGGAATGAGGAACTGGAAAGAACGTTTGCAGCCGCAGAAAAAGCCGGGGATGCAGCAGCCATGGACGCTTGCCAGGATGCCTACCAGGATCTTCTCCAGGAAGTTCGGGCAGAAGGGGAAGCTTTCGGAGATATGATGCGGCTTTACAGCGACATGAAAAAGCAAGGCAACAGCCACCTGGACCTTTCCGGGACCTACCAGGAACCGGAAAAGATCCTCAAAACCTTCCGGGAATTTGGGGTGACGGAATTCACCTTTTCCTCCAGCTGGTCCAGCGCCATCCAAGTGGCCTGGCAATTTACCCAGCTGGGCTGCAAATTGAAAGGGATGACCGAAATCTACGGATCCGGCCGGAAATTCATGAGCAACGAATACGAAAGAATCCCCGCCTTCCTCTTCAGCCTTTGAGGAAGGGGGGACAGCAAGAACCAAGGAGCCTCCGGGCTCCTTTTCTTATACCCAGTAAAAAGAAAGGAGGGGGCCCTATGCGGAAACTCAAAAAGTACAAGCCCACAAAATTCAAAGCCAAAACGTCCACCTACAATAAGGAACTGGCGGATTATGCGGTAGCCTTTATCGAGAGCCTATGTCACACCAAGGGGACTTGGGCGGGCCATCCCTTTGAATTGATCGACTGGCAGGAACAGGTCATCCGGGATCTGTTTGGGACCATTAAGCCCAATGGGTACCGACAGTTCAATACGGCCTACATCGAGATCCCCAAGAAGCAGGGGAAAAGTGAGCTGGCCGCAGCTGTGGCACTCCTGCTCTGCTGCGGGGACGGGGAAGAAGGGGCCGAAGTCTATGGCTGTGCCGCAGACCGGCAGCAGGCCTCCATCGTTTTTGAAGTAGCGGCGGATATGGTCCGGATGTGCCCGGCTCTCAGCAAGCGGGTCAAGATCCTGGCATCCCAGAAACGGATGGTGTTCCGGCCCACCAACAGCTTCTACCAGGTCCTTTCGGCAGAAGCCTATTCCAAGCATGGATTCAACATCCACGGAGTGGTCTTTGATGAACTCCATACCCAGCCCAACCGAGAGCTTTTTGATGTAATGACCAAAGGCTCCGGGGATGCCCGGATGCAGCCCCTGTATTTTCTCATTACCACAGCCGGGACGGATACCCACAGCATCTGCTATGAAGTCCATCAGAAGGCCATGGACATCCTGGAAGGGCGGAAGCATGACCCCACGTTTTACCCTGTCATCTACGGGGCCGCGGAGCAGGATGACTGGACCGACCCGAAAGTCTGGAAGAAGGCCAACCCTTCTCTTGGGATTACCGTGGGAATCGACAAAGTGAAAGCAGCCTGTGAATCGGCCAAAGAGACACCCAGCGAAGAGAATGTTTTCCGTCAGCTCCGGCTGAACCAATGGGTGAAGCAGTCTGTTCGGTGGATGCCTATGGATAAATGGGATGCCTGTGCGTTCCCGGTGCGGGAAGAAGATCTGGAAGGCCGGATCTGCTACGGCGGCCTGGACCTTTCCAGCACCACGGACATTACAGCCTTCGTGCTGGTGTTCCCTCCTTTGGACGACCAGGACAAGTACTGCATCCTGCCGTACTTCTGGCTGCCAGAAGAAACCTTGCCCCTTCGGGTAAAGCGGGACCATGTGATGTATGACATCTGGGCCCAGCAGGGATTCATCCAGACAACCGAAGGCAATGTCATCCACTACGGGTATATTGAAAAGTTCATCGAGAAGTTGGGTGAACGGTTCAATATCCAGGAAATCGCCTTTGACCGGTGGGGCGCGGTACAGATGGTCCAGAACCTGGAGGGGATGGGCTTTACCGTAGTTCCCTTCGGACAGGGATTCAAGGACATGAGCCCTCCCACCAAGGAGCTTATGAAGCTCACGCTGGAGCAGCGAATTGCTCATGGAGGGCATCCAGTCCTTCGATGGATGATGGATAACATCTACATCCGGAGAGACCCTGCTGGCAACATCAAGGCAGATAAAGAAAAATCCACAGAAAAAATCGACGGGGCCATAGCCACCATCATGGGCCTGGACCGGGCTATCCGGTGCGGAAATCATGTCCAGGAAAGCGTCTATGACTCCAGAGGCCTGCTTTTTGTATAGAAAGGAACTTCCCCCTATGAATTTATTTTCCAAACTCTTCAAATCTAGGGACAAGCCCAAAAACAGCCTTCTGGGCGGCGGGCACTGGTTCTTCTTTGGGGGCTCGTCTTCCGGGAAGGCGGTCAATGAGCGCTCTGCCATGCAGATGACGGCGGTCTATGCCTGCGTCCGGGTCCTTTCGGAATCCATTGCCGGGCTTCCCCTCCATCTGTTCCGGTACAACCGGGAGGGAAATGGGAAGATTCGGGACTTCCAGCATCCTCTTTCTGGGCTTCTTCACGATGCCCCTAACCCGGAGATGACAAGTTTCGTATTCCGGGAGACGCTCATGACCCATCTTCTTCTGTGGGGCAATGCCTTCGCCCAGATCATCCGGAATGGCAGGGGGCAGGTGGTAGCCCTGTATCCCCTGATGCCGGACCGGATGGAAGTGTGCCGGGATGGGGATGGGGAGATCTACTACCTTTATACCAAGGCCACGGACGAGAATCCGAAAATCAAGGGATATGGCACCGTCCGTCTCCGGAAGGAGAACGTGATGCACATTCCCGGCCTTGGCTTTGACGGCCTGGTGGGCTATTCTCCCATCGCCATGGCCAAGAACGCCATCGGCATGGCCATCGCCTGCGAGGAGTTCGGGGCGAAATTTTTCGCCAATGGGGCCTCTCCCAGCGGCGTCCTGGAGCATCCGGGGACCATCAAGGATCCCCAGAGAGTCCGGGAAGCCTGGCAGTCCCAGTTCGGAGGCAGCAGTAATGCAGGGAAGGTAGCCGTCCTGGAAGAAGGCATGAAATATTCTCCCATCGGCATTTCTCCGGACCAGGCCCAGTTCCTGGAAACCCGGAAGTTCCAGATTGATGAGATTGCCCGGATCTTCCGGGTGCCACCTCATATGATCGGAGATCTGGAGAAATCCACCTTTTCCAACATTGAGCAGCAGTCCCTGGAATTTGTGAAGTATACCCTTGGGCCCTGGGTGTCCCGGTGGGAGCAGGCCATGGGCCAATCTCTTCTGACCCCGGAAGAACGGACCCGGTATGAAATCCACTTCAATGTGGACGGGCTTCTCCGGGGCGACTACGAAAGCCGGATGAACGGCTATGCCGTAGGCCGCCAGAACGGGTGGCTATCTGCCAACGATATCCGGGAACTGGAGAACATGAACCGGATCCCGGAAGAAGAGGGCGGGGACCTGTATCTCATCAACGGAAATATGACGAAACTAAAAGATGCTGGCTTGTTTGCAAATAAAGCAACAGAAAGTTGAGTTTCAAAAGTAACCTCTATATAATAGAATTATCTTAAAATTATATGGGGGCGATTTTATGAAATGGTGGAGAAAAGGAATCGTATTTCTTTTGGCCTGTCTGGCAATGATGGGGTTCAGTTCCGCAGCCATGGCTGAATATGATCCAACACCTAGAATTCTTTCAAAGCTCCAGGGGCAATGGTATGACCAGGAGGGGAATGTAGTCCTTGATTTCCAGGGAAACACAGTGAACGGGTGTGCAATCGTAGGTGTGTACCACCTTGCAGGAGGTGATACGGACTTCAGCGGTATCATCCGTATTGTGGAAGCAGAAGGATACCGGGATATGCCTGTGATTTGCAACAATATGTATTCGGCCAGCTATCACTCTCATATCATTTTAAACGGGGACAATCATGACCTCGGCAAGGGTACGCTGTTGATGCGAACCACAGAACCGCGATATTATGAGTCTGTTGGCGGAATTGGCCTTGATATGACGGAGGATACCGTGCGTGCCAAATACGGCAGCCCTGACAGAATGAAACAGATGAAAGGCAGTACGGTATGGACCTACCAAAAATTGGGATTGGACTTGACAATGTGTCGACAGCGGGTCTGTAATATCAAAATTTATCAGTACGGCGACCGGCATTTTGACCGGACTGGATTTAACTGTGCCAATCTGCCCTATGAATTTCAGTCGGCTTATGGCTTTCGGATAGTACCGAAGCCAGGGCAATTTGGAGCTTTTGGTATAGGCCATGGGGAATACCTGTGGTTTAATGATTATCCGAACAGCATAAGTCTGAATACGTATCTGACTTAAATGTAATGTTTTAAACAGCACCTTAGCAGAGCAATCTGCGGGGTGCTTTTCTTATGCCTATAAGGAGGTGTAATTTTGAAACGTAAATTTTGGAATTGGGTGAAAAACGAAGGGGAAGACACCCGTACCCTGTATCTTACCGGAGAAATCTCCGATGAAACCTGGTTCGGAGACGAAGTAACACCAAAGATCTTCAAAGACGAGCTGATGGCCGGCAGCGGGGACATTACTCTTTGGATCAATTCTCCCGGGGGCGATGTGTTTGCAGCGGCCCAGATTTATAACATGCTGATGGATTATTCTGGCCGAGTGACCGTAAAAATCGATGGCCTGGCCGCCTCTGCAGCCAGTGTCATTGCCATGGCCGGGAGCCAGGTGGAAATGTCCCCGGTGGCCATGATGATGATCCACAATCCCATCACGGTGGCCATTGGGGATAGCAAGGAGATGCAGAAAGCTATTGATATGCTCTCTGAAGTAAAAGAAAGCATTGTAAACGCCTATGAAATTAAGACGGGCCTGTCCCGGAACAAGATTTCCAGGCTGATGGATGCCGAGTCCTGGTTCAACGCCAAGAAGGCGGTGGAACTGGGGTTCGCGGATGCCATCCTTTATACCGAAGAAAAAACGGAAAATGACATCAACGTGGATGCCATGCTATTTAGCCGGGCGGCGGTGACCAATTCCCTGCTGACGAAGATGGCCATCCAATCCAAACCGAAAGAACCCATCCCTAACAAGGTCTCCGCGGACAAACTCATGAAGCGGTTGGGCCTTCTTGTGCATTAAGGAGGAATTTCCATGAATCAGATCCTGAAACTGAGAGCAGAACGAGCCAACACCTGGGAAATGGCCAAAGCCTTTCTGGAATCCCACCGGGACAAGGATGGCATGGTCTCTGCAGAAGACAGTGCTGTTTACGACCGGATGGAAGAGAAAGTGGTGGCCCTGGGGAAAGAAATCGAACGGCTGGAACGCCAGCGGAACATCGATGATGAAATGAATAAGACTATTGATACGGCACTCAAGGTCAATCCCGGTGCCGGCAGTCCCAAGCTGGACACCAAAACCGGCCGGGCCAGTGATGCCTACACCAAAGCCTTCTGGCAGGCCTTTCGGGGGAAAGGTAATATCCAGGAAGTGAAGGATACCCTGACCATCGGCTCTGACCCGGAAGGCGGGTACCTGGTTCCGGATGAATATGAACGGACCCTTGTGTCTGCTCTTCAGGAAGAGAACTTCTTCCGCAGCCTGGCCCATACCATCCGCACGTCTTCCGGGGATCATACGATCCCTGTTGTGGCCAGCCACGGGGAAGCGGCCTGGATGGAAGAAGGCAATGCCTATCCGGAAAGTGACGATACCTTCAGCCAGGTGAACCTGGGAGCCCATAAGCTGGGAACCGCCATCCGGGTTTCCGAAGAACTGATGAATGACAGCGTCTTTGACCTGGAAAGCTACATCACCCAGGAATTTGCCCGTCGCATCGGGACCAAGGAGGAAGAAGCCTTCCTGGTGGGCGATGGGAAACATAAGCCCCTAGGGGTGTTCCAGGGAGCAGAAGTAGGGGTAACGGCAGCCAAGACCGCCATCACCTTCGACGACATGATGGACCTGTACCACAGTCTGCGCACGCCGTACCGGAGAAATGCTTCCTGGATCCTGAATGATTCCACCGTCAAGGCCATCCGGAAACTGAAGGACAACAACGGCAACTACATCTGGCAGCCTTCTGTCCAGGTGGGCCAGCCGGACCGGATCCTTAGCCTGCCCTACCGCACGTCCAGCTTTGTGCCGGAACTGGCAGCCGGGAATAAGGCCATTGCTCTGGGAGACTATTCCTACTACTGGATTGCTGACCGGCAGGGCCGGAAGTTCAAGCGGCTTAGTGAACTCTATGCAGCCAACGGGCAGATCGGATTCCTGGCCAGCGAACGGGTGGATGGCCGCCTGATCCTGCCGGAAACCGTAAAAGTCCTGCAGGTCCAGGCCGGCTGATGACCGCTTTAGAGGGAGGCGATGAGCATGGCAGTGACGGGACTCATAACGCTTGAGGAAGCCAAAGCCTATCTCCGGATAGACGGAAACGAGGAGGATGACCTGATTGCCCGTCTCATTGCTTCCTCTGAGCGGCTTTGTCTGGATATCCTCCGCAAGGAAGAACCAGAAGAAACAGCGGCCTTCAAAATGGCTGTTCTTTTTTCGGTGGCCTATCTATACGAGCACAGGGAGGATGCGGATTACCATAATCTGCTCCTTACCCTGCGTTCTCTTTTGTTTGGGGAACGAAAGGAAGCATTCTAATGAAAATCGGAAAGATGGACAAACGGATCACGTTGATGGAACCTTTCCCTACAGAAGATGGATATGGAGGTTTTTCCACGGAATACAAGGAAGTCGGCAGCATTTGGGCCCAGGTGCTCCAAACCAACTACGCCGAGCAGGAAGCCCAGGGAACTCCCATGAACCGGGAACAGCTGCGGCTGAAGATCCGGCCCCGCAAGGATTTGAAACGGGGATGGAGAATGCTGCTTTCTGGAGAACTGTACGAAATCGAAACCGTGGACAACATCTATCGGGACAGCACGACCCTGATCGTTCACCGGTATGAACAGGGGGTGTAGCCATGGCCGTTTTTACGGTCAAAGTTCCGGAAGGGGAACTAAGCAAAGCCATTGGGCAGATTTCCGCTTGGGATGGAAAGAGCCGCCTCCGTGTGGAAGGGGCTCTCAGAAGAGGAACCAGTGGGGTAGCTCGGGAAGCCCGGCAGCGGGTCCCGGTCCGGACGGGAAAACTCAAAAAATCCATCAAGACGCGGTTTTCTGCAGTGAAGTTGGAAGGCCAGGTGTACAGCAATGTCCCGTATGCCCATCTGGTGGAATTTGGCAGTCGGGCCCATACGGTAAAGCCCCAGAAGAAAAAGGCCCTGCGATTTTTCCGGGGCGGTCCTGTCTTTACGAAACGGTCCCGGATCCCGGCACAGTCCGGGAAACCCTTTTTCAAGCCGGCCTATGACTATGTGGAACCCCAGCTGATCCGTGATGTAAAGAAGGCGGTCCGTGAACCATGAAGCGATTACCCAACAACGCCATCCATAAGGCCCTGGTGGCCTTTCTCAGAGAACACACAGGGCTGGCGGTTTATGACTACGTGCCTCAGGAGGCGGTGCTGCCGTTTATCACCCTGGGGACCATGACCGTACAGGACAAATCTACCAAAACTGAGGATATGACCCACCTTTCGGCCCACATCCATATCTACAGCAATTACAAGGGACGGTATGAAATCAACTCTCTGGCGGAAAAACTCATCAACCTGTTCGGGAGCATCCAACTGGATCTTTCCCCTGATGAATTCTATGTATCTGCCCAAGGGGTGGATTTCTACGAAACGTACCCGGAGGATGAGATAGGCTACAGCGGGGTGATTACTCTGGAAGTCCTTATCCAGAACATTCATAAGGAGGAATAATATGGCAACTACCACTTTTCCCAGCCGGAGCGAAGCCTCCAATACGGCGACTGCCGGCAAGGATTATTTGATCTATCTGAACGCAGGAGAATCGGATACCAATCCCACCTGGCTGCTCTTAGGGGGCCAGCGGAGCGGGGATCTGACCCGGCAGGCAGACGAAATCGACGCCAGCAGCAAAACGTCCAGCGGGTGGAAATCCACCATCCCCGGCCTGCGGAACTGGTCCCTGGACCTGGAATCCGTGTACCTGGCCGGAGACAAGGGGGCCAAATTTCTGGAAGCCTCTTTCTTTGCAGGAAAGCAGGTCCACATCAAATTCGAGTACCCGGACAAAAGTTATGTAACCGGATGGGGCTCCGTGACGGAATGCAGCCTGTCCACCCCTCATGATGATGTGGCCACCCTGTCCGGGACCATTTCCGGGGACGGGCCCTTAAGTGAATTGAAGAGTGCGGACGGAACGGTTGTCCCTACCGGTAAATAGGAGGAATCGGAAAACATGAAGAAAATCGACTTTGAAGTCTTTGGCCCTGGCCAGTACCTGTATTTTGATATCGGCCGGCTGATCCAGGTAGAAAACATTACCGGAAAAAGTGCCGGAGACATTATCCGGAACCAGGAATTGAACCTGGGGATCCTGACCGCTCTTCTGTCCATCGGGCTCCGGCAGCACGGCATCAAGAATCCCCAGTGGTACGCCAATAAGATGCAGGAACTCATCGATGAAGGCCACGAGATGGAAGAATTCGTCCAGCCGGTGGTGAAGGCCATTGCCGGGTCCGGCATTCTGGGGAAAGAAGTGTACTACGCCATCTTTCCAGAAGAAGATCCGGGGAAAGAACCAGGAAAGAGTAAGACGAAACCAAAAAACTGACGACGGGACAGGAAGAAGTCCCGTCTTTTAACGAGTGGCTGGGGTGGGCGGAAGAAGTGGCCTATGGACTCTTGCATCTTTTGCCTGCCCAATTCTATGCTCTGACTCCCCTGGAGCTGGATCGGATGGCGGAATGCCGGGCTAGGGCAGAACAACGAAAGAAATGGGAGACTGCTTATTGGGTGGCCTGCCTGATGAGTATCCATACCCGGAAACCGGTACGGACGGAAAAGCTGATGAAACCCTTCCTGCCCAGGAAAACCAGCAGCCAAATGGCAGCCGAGCGGGATGCCTTCTTCGAGGAATTCAGACGGAAAGGAGCTGACGATCGTGGCAACCATCGCTGACCTTCTGGTCAAGATCGGAGCAGATACCTCCGATCTCCGGAAAGAACTCAATGCCACCAAACGGCAGATCAAGTCCGCCTTTGGGAGCGAAGCCCTGGACGTGTCCAAGAAATCCCTGGCCGTCTTAGGAGGCATCGGGGCCGGACTGGCTGCTCTGGGTGTGGCATCGGTGAAAGCCGGCGCCAGTCTCCAGAGTACCAAGACCGCTTTCACAAATATGCTGGGGAGCGCGGAAAAAGCCCAGGACTTTCTGGGGAAAATGCAGGGATTTGCGGCCAAGACTCCTTTCGAATTTAGCCAGGTGTCCCAGGCGGCCCAGAAGTTCATCGCTTTCGGCTTTTCGGCCGAACAGGTCATTCCTACATTAACCGCGGTGGGGGATGCGGCAGCCGGCGTGGGCCTTGGAGCAGAAGGCATTAACCGGATCACCCTGGCCCTGGGGCAGATGGCGGCAAAGTCGAAAGTCCAGGCCGGTGAAATGATGCAGCTGACTGAAACAGGCATTCCGGCCTGGAAGATGCTGGCGGACCAGATCGGGGTTTCCGTACCGGAAGCCATGGACAGGGTGTCCAAAGGAGCCATTGATGCGGCAACGGGCATTACGGCTTTGGTCAGTGGTATGGAACAGTCTTTCGGGGGCATGATGGATCAGCAGAGTGAGACCATCAGCGGCACCTGGTCCACACTCATGGATGGACTGGAACAGTCGGCGGCCCAAGTGGGCCTCCAGATTGCGGAAGCCCTAAACCTGCCGGGGATCTTCCAGTCCTTAGGGGATATGCTGACCAACTTTGCAGCCACCGTCCAGTCTTCTGGTCTTACAGAAGCGCTCCTGACAGCCATTCCCCCTGAATTCCAGGCCGGACTCCTGCTTATTGTATCCACCTTGACCGGCCTTGCCATTCCGGCCATTGGGCTTTTTGTGACGAAGGTGGCTCTCATGGCCGCGCCCTTTCTGGCGGCGGTTGCAGCGGCAGCTCCTTTTATTGGGGTAGCAGCGGCAATGGCCACGGCCCTCTATGCCATCTGGAAAAGCGGGATGACCGTAGAAGATGTGCTGGGAACCATGGGCATCAAAATGGAAACGGTCACCCGGGCTGTGGATGCAGTACAGGCAATGATGAGCGCGGCGGCCCAGTCCATTATTGCCAACCTTCAGGCTCTGGAACCGGTGTTCACCTTGGTGGCTGCCGTGATGGGGGCAGCTTTCTATGCAGCCCTGCAGGTGATTGGCGGGGTAGTGAACGGAGTGCTGAACTTCATCAGCGTCCTTAGCGAATGTGTGACCTGGATCCTGAACGCTTTTACCTATCTGGTAGAAGGCATTGGGTACTGTATCGATGAAGTAGGAAGCATCCTGTCCGACATGGCTGGCAGCATCCTTCCCTCCTGGGCCTCTAGTGCCCTTTCTACCATTGCCAACTTTGTCAGTGAAGCCATTAGCTGGCTCTCCAGCTTGATCCAGAAAATCCTGGAAACCAACAATGCTCTGGGTTCCATGGGTGGCGAAAGCGGTGGAGAAGGTGGCGGGGGCAGTAGCACTCCTGCCAAACGGGAATTTAAGCTGCCGGACTTCAGCAATCTTCGAGGGGGAGGTGGGGATATCCCAGTTCCTTCCGGAGGAGGCGGAGGCGGCGGTGGTTCTGGTGGCGGCGGAGGGGGCGGAAGCTCCGGAGGCACGGACCAGCTGGCCAATGCCGCGGCCCAGACCAGCAAGAGCATCGAAGAAGAATGGTTCCGGACCTTCCAGACCAAAAGCGCCCTGGTGGACCGGTGGTATAAGGAAGAAACGGACGAACTGGAAAAATCCAGATCCGCCAACGAGAACTACGAACGGGATAAGACCCGTCTGGCAGAACTGTATGCCCAGAAGCGGCTGGATGCCCTTTCTGAGGAACAGGCCAAGGCACGAGAGCTGATGAACAAGGCCCGGGATCTGTCTTTCGATGCGGTGACGGCGAAACTCACTCTCTACGGTTCCAAACAGGAACAGGAAGTCATGAAGATGCAGTCTGACATGGAAAAAGCTGTGGCTTCCATTGATGACAAGTACGCCAAGCTGTCCCAGGACTTCATCAGCCTTACCAGTACGGAAAAGGCTGTGTTTCTGAATGCTTTGAAGGAAAAAGGCATCGCCTACGAACAGGCTAGCGCCAACGAAATCGCCTTTGAAAAACAGGCCAACCTGGAAAGGGCAGCGGCCTACAAAAGCTACATGGATGAACGAAATGCCTACTTTGCCCAGGGAAAAGACATCCAGGCGGTCCTGGATGAAGCCTACAACCAGAACTCCCTGGCCATGCTCCAGGAGACTCTCACTGCAGAAATGGCCCTTCGGCAGAGCAACATCGATGCGGAAAAGTCCCTGATGGATACGTACCAGGAAGCCTATATGAATGCCCACATGGGAACTCTGGAACTCATTGCGGACATGGCATCCACCACCTTAAGCGGCCTGGAGACAGCCTTTACGGATATCCTGACCGGGGCCAAAAACGCCAAAGATGCTTTCCTGGATCTGGGGAAGGCCATGCTGAAGACCATCGCCAGCTATTTTTCCCAGATGCTCTCCGGGATGCTGGTGACGGCTCTCTTCGGAGATAAGCTCAACGCGGCCAGTGCCGCCAAGACGGCCGCCCAGGGAACGGCAGCCGCTGGGGCCCTGGCTCCAGCAGCCTGGCTGAAATTGGTCATCGACCCGTCTGCAGGGCCTGTGGCCACGGGCCTTTTGGCCGGAGGAACTTCTGCAGCAGTAGGCATCGGGATGGCGGCAGCCGCCACCAACAGTGCAGCAGGGACAGCCGGTGCAGGAAACAAGACACCCCATTATGCCAAAGGCGGATATTTCACCAGACCTCTGGTAGGGGTTCTGGGGGATGCCGGGGATGAAGTGGCCCTGCCTCTCAACCGGGCGGTATTCGACAGCATTGCCGAAGGCATTACGAACTCCAGTGAATCCACGGACAGCCGGGAAATGAACACCACGTTCAACAACTACGGGGACATCAACAATGCCGCCGATCTGGATGATTTGATGGATGGGTTTACGGATGCTGTGCTGGCCGGACTGAGAGGGGCGTGAATAAAAAAATGGTATAATAATATCAAGTTAAAGAGGTGGGACTATGGAAAAGTGGGACAAAATCGAAAAAATTATATTTACGGGTGATAGAGAGACCGTAAACAATTTGAAGTGCCCCGAATGTGGGCATAAATTAGAAATTGAGTTTACGAAGGAGACAATGTCTTTGTCAATCACTTGTCCGGGATGTGGAAGAATGTCAAGAGCTACTGGATGTTTCTATGTCCCTAGATATTTAGAAAATCAATAAAATGAAAAGCCCCCTGCTCCGGCAACGGGCTTTTCTTATACCTGAATTTAATAGTTTTGCATAAGGGCACTGGAAAACCGGCTGCCCTATTTTTATACCCAAAAGGAGAGATGCACGATGAAGAATATGAAAGCTATGGCGATGACACTGGCCCTGGTGGCCGGCATTACGGAAATGGCTTTTGCCGCCGACATCCGGGAAATCGTAGGGGATCCTGGCACCGGAATCACGGACCGGAACCCCACCTGCTACCAGAGTCGGATGGTCAACGGTCACCGGATTGAATCCTACGTGGAAAATGACGTGGCCGTTACCAAACAGGATGGTGATGTGGTGATCCTGTACGAAATCGATCATGGGGAATTCGTTCCCTTTGACCAGGATTCTAACAACTGATAGCAACTCAGGCGGAAGAAGCTGACAACAGAAAAGCCCGCTGCCGGAGCAGTGGGCTTCATAGTATTAACCTTCTTATCAGAAACAGAGGGGTTAAACGAACTCTACAATCTCTCCCGTAAAATGCTCATTGCTTTCTATTGTTTTTATCGCAACCGTTTTTGATTGTATATGAATGTCACTGTTAAGGTGGAATTCTACGGGAGAATATATCTTTCCCCGTATCTTATACCCTGTAAAATTCCGTAAAGGGATTTCACGGTCTAACCTAAGCAGACAAATCTGAGGTGTAACATGCCATTCTAAAACGACCTTATGCATACTGCTCACCTCACTAGGTATTAGACTTTTTCTGTTATTATAGCATTTTTTTACCCTATACTTTGTATTTTCCAGGAGGTGAAGCGCATGTTTCCGGAGCGAAAAGAAAACGAACAGAATTTCACCATCACCAAAGATGGGGTGGAATACAAGCTTCCGGTCCACTGGAGTCTGTCGGACAGCGGCAGCTACACCTTCCGGAATAAGCTCCAGTCCCGGGCCTTTGCCCACGGCAGTGATGCGGTGGGGGATGGAAAGATTGATGGCCGGACGATCCAGGTGGAATTTTCCATGGAGGGGGTTACGGAGGAAGACCACGATGAAGTGCTGAATGAAGCCTACACTTTCTTTGGCCAGACGGACTATTCTCTCATGGCCGGACGTCCAGACCGGGTGTACCATGTGGCCTGCTTGTCCAAGATCAAGCACAAGTTCGAAAACGGGTTTAAGCAACGACGAAGCAACATCACCGTGTCCCTTCTCCTGGCAGACCCGTTCCGGTACGAAGCCCAGGAATCCAAAGTGGTCTTTCTCTTTCCCCAGGCAACGATGCAGGCGGAAATGGTGCTCCATAACCTGGGGAGCGTGGATACACCTCTCACCTTCCGGTTTATTCCAAAAGACCGGATGACGAACCTCACCATCTGGCACCAGGAAGCCAAAGAGAAGTTTACCCTAACAGACGCTCTCCTGGTGGCTCCCAAGACCTCCATTGTGAACGGGAGAGAAGGAACGGTCTGGCGGGACAAGGATAACAGCATCAACGCCTTTACCGGGGCTTTCCTCCACGCCAAACCGGGAGCGAATCTCTTTCTCTACACAGGAGGAGCAGGGACGGTAGAAATTACCTATACCAACAGGTGGTTTGTATGACAAATTTCATCTTTGGACGGGGCCTCTTCGGCCGGTGGATCTTTGCTGGGCCTACGGGTTCCGGCGAAGGCAGCAGCGACCGGGGCAAGGTCCATGAATACTATCCCGGCCAGTTCGTGGTCTATGCCTACAAAAGGGATGGGACCCGGACGGCCATTTTCGGAGGGGGAAGCGAAGCCAATGCCCTGAATGAAGTAACCTTTGAAATCACCAGTACTGGCTGCGGCCAGTGCCAGCTGACCTTTTATCGGCAGCCCGATAACGCTCAGCTAGATTATATGCAGCGCATCGACATCCATCTGTATGGAGACCGAAAGCCATGGTATAGCGGCTACATCATCAGTCGGCCCATTGAAGGGACGACGGACACCAAGTTCGTGTACAAAGGTTACGGCTTCTATAACCGACTGGAGAATGTGATGCTCTGGAAGACCTACGAGAACACCGATGTAGGAGATATTGTCCGGGATATTGCCCGGCAGGTGGAACAGCAGACCCTGCAGGTGGTCTACAACGACAGCAAAATTCAGAGCGTAGGGTACAATCCCACCAAACTGGTCTTTGATGGAGTCACGGTGAAAGAAGCCCTGAACACCCTGGCTGACTTTGCCGTGGACTATGTGTATGGGGTGGACGAATACCGGTGCCTGTATTTTCGCCGTAGAGAAACTTCCGTCAACGAACAGGCCCGTTTGACCGTGGGAAAACACATCACGTCTTATACCCCTTCCTGGGATGTGTCCAAACTGGTGAACTGGGCACGGATTAAGGGGGGCAGTGTGGATGACCAGGGAGAACAGTGGCTCTGCATTGTGGAAGATCAGGAAAGCCAGAACAGGTATGGAATTCACCAGGCTGTCTGGAATCTGCCGGAAGCCTACGAGGCGGCCGATGCCAAACGGTGGGGGGAAAACCAGATCCGTCAGTATAAGGGCCCCGTAAAATCTGCCAAAATTGGTGGGGTGCGGCTGGAATATCCCTATCCGGACGGGACCTTTAATGTCCGCCATATGTCTACGGACGGTCTGGCCGAAATTCGACGGTTGGACGGAAATGCAGATACCTATCCCATCAAAAAGATTAAATATACCTTGTCCGGGTCTAACGGCATCAAGACGGAGATGGAACTGGGAGAACCTCAGTTTTCCGTGGACCGTTATCTGTCGGAAATCGAACGCCGGTCCAAGGATATGGAGCAGTCCCAGTCTTCGGTCCTGAAGCAATGGAAAGGAGGAAGCTGATGGCCATCCATGATTATCGATTCAATCCCTTTGAAAATACCTTCGACATCAAAAAGATTTTTTACGAAACTCATGTAATCCCTACTAACAGTCCCTATACCATCCGGCTGGCGGAAGTTCCCCAAAAAACATCGCCCACCACACTGCAAGTGAAATATCAAAATGGGGTGCTCCTGACGGAAGTGTCGGAAGAACCGGCCCAGGGACAGTACTGGCCAGATTACCTGACTACGGAGCACGGCATTGAAGGGTGGAATACCGGGACCCTGAAGTTTTCTGCCGCAGATGCAGGAAAAACAGTACAGGTTACCTATAACGGGATGGGAACACTGACCGATGATCGGCTCATCGATCAGGTGGAAATTGCGGTTACTTCCAGCACACAGGCGGACAAGGATGCTCGGGTGATGGGCTTGAATTCCTGGGACGTGGAGACAGGACCTACATCGGCATCGAGCCCCCTGTCCATCAAGTCCACCTACCATATCCGGAAACACCGGGGCATCCCGGCTGGAACCTACACGCTCCGGCGCATCCTCCAGGAGCTGGTGAACCGGTCCCATACGGAAGAATACTGGAAAGAGAATTCTCAATGCAACTGCAACTGTAACTGCGATTGCAGTGATGATTCGGGAGGCGGCTAAGATGCTGGTCATTGACGAAAATAAGAACATCCAGGTGTCCCAGTACGACACCTTTTCCATCCGGTTTCGCTTTACCAACTACAAACTGACCCATGCGGACAAGGTGGTTTTTGCCATCAAGAAGACTACCAATTCCTCTGAAGTGGTCTATTCGGATAATTTCTACAATCCGGGCAATAATTTTGTAGATGTGGCAGTTCCCAAGGGAGCCCTGGATTCCCTGGAGCCTGGGGCATACATTTACGATCTGGCCATTATGAACAGCGAGACGGAACGGATCCTTACCTGCTTCTTTACGAAATCTTTCATCATCAAGGGGGTGGCCCATAATGTCTGATGCGTCCAATGTAGAAGTGACCCTGACCGTCCAGAACAATAGTGAAGTGGAAATGGGGGATGTGGTGGACGGGTACGCAGCGGATCAAGCCCGGGAATACCAGGAGAAGGCAGGGGAGTATGCGGCAGATGCCCTCAACAGCAAGAATATGGCGGAAGCCTGGGCGGAGAGTGACAGTGCTCCTGCAGGGGAAGGTACCCATTCATCTAAAGTTTGGGCAGATACAGCCAGACAATGGGCAGAAAGCATCTCGGAACCGGACGGGGTTTCCGGAGCAAGGTCCTCCAAGACCTGGGCGGAAACAGCCCGGGCCTGGGCCGAAAGTGATGCAGCACCGGATGGAGTTTCCGGGGCCAAGTCTGCCAAGACCTGGGCAACGATTTCTTCCCAAAAAGCGGCCGAAGCATCCACCAATGCCAAGGCAGCGGATACCAGTGCCAAAGCTTCTGCCAGCAGTGCGGCTGCAGCCAAGATGTCTCAGGAAGGAGCCACCACCCAGGCTACCCTGGCACGGCAAAGTGCCGAAAGTGCTGGGGAGAAGCTGGCCCAGATGCAGATTGATCTGAAAGTGAAAGCAGATGTGGACAGCCCGGTTCTTACGGGAACGCCTGTGGCACCGACTCCTGGCAATAATGCCCAAAGTACCCAGATTGTCAATGTGGCCTATGTGAAGCAGAAAATTGCCGAACTGGTCAATGGCTCGGATGTTTCTCTGGATACCCTGAAGGAGCTGGCGGACGCCCTGGGAAATGACCCGAACTTCGCCACCAGCATCATGGCGGCCATTGGGAAAAAGTTGGACGCTACCGCAATGGCCCAGGCGGCTTTGGCCGATGGGAAGGGAAACAACATTGCAGAGACCTATGCCACCAAGGCGGAAATGACTGGAGAAACGGCAACTCTTGCAGCCGTGGCCAAAAGTGGAAGGTACAAGGATTTGCTGGAATTGCCTACCATTCCGGATAAAACCAGCCAGCTCACCAACGACAGCCGGTTTGTGGCAACGGATGAAATGGGGAATGTGACCTTGACCGGTACGCTGACGGCTGCGAAAGTCTACAACGCGGTGTATAACGACTACGCAGAATTCTTTCCTCGGGGTGGCGACACCCAACGGGGCGATATCATTGCCCTGGATGAAACCACTGGGAAAGAGCAGTATGGCCGGGCAACCTCCAGCAGTCAGTGTGTGGTGGGAGTCCATACAGAAGATTTTGCTTCCATCATTGGCGGCCGGACCCTTTCTCCAGGAGATGATATTCTGAAAACCAATCTGCCCACTTATATCCCGGTAGCCCTGGCCGGCCGTGTGCCCGTCCGCATGTACGGGAAGGCCAGAAAGGGCGGTTGGGTCATCCCTTCGGAAATGCCGGGGGTTGGCCGGATGGCTCTTCCAGGGGAAAGCCTTACCCAGACTGTGGGACAGATCGTGAGGGAGGATACCGCAGAAAACGTTCGGCTGGTGAAGATCATAGTAAGGAGTGGAAGATGAAGTACGTAAGACGGAACATCAATACGGTATTCCTCATGTTGGGGAATTCCTGCAATATGAATTGTGCCTACTGTCTGCAGCATCCTTTGGTGCATAAAGCCCTGACCCGGGAAGTCAATCCGGAAATTTACGACTTTCTGGAAGAAGTAATCAATGAAAATACAAGGTCACTCCACCTGCAGTTTTATGGTGGGGAGCCTCTTTTGTACTTTGGGACCATCCAGGAAGTGGTGGCTGCGGTGAAACAGCGAAAACTCCCTATGACCTTTGGGATCATCACCAATGGACGGGCACTGACGGACGAAATGGTCCGTTTTTTTAATGCCCAGAATTTCACGGTCTGTGTTTCCTGGGACGGGCCTCATGTGAAGGAAACAAGAGGGTACGATGTGTTTTCCGTGCCGGAAATCCGGGAACGGATCCTGGCCCTGGAACATCTCTGTCTTTCTGCGGTTCTTTCCGCCAAAGCCTATCCCAGGGAAGTCCTCCAGGCTTTCCAGCAGATTTCGGAAGAGTACAGCGCCATCCATGGCTACCAAATTGCGGTGAACCTGGATGAAATCATGGATACCGGCCTTCCTAAGAAGGACCTGCTGGCTATCGACTACGGACGGGTAGCGCGGGAGATGAAGGAAATGACCCTCCGGTTCCTGGATGGCTTCGGGAAAAGGGTCCCTCTAGAAAGGTACACAGAAGAAGCTTACATCCGCCAGTTATTCCATGCTTTGAAGGAATTCTACCTGACAGGAAAAGGAAAGTGGAATCGGTATACTGCTGCCTGCGGGAATGGTCTCACGGTGCTGAATCTGGATCTCCAGGGAAATCTCTACCCTTGCCATAATACATCCCGAAAGGTTGGCACCATCCGTGATGGTTACTTTTCGTATTTGCAGCGGATCCTTGCGGGAGATCATACTCGTGAACACAGAAAAGAGTGCTTATCCTGCACGGCCCTCGCCTTTTGCCAGGGAGGCTGCAAGCTGGTGGGGGACAAGGCCCGGAAGGAATCCTACTGCCGGCTCAAGCGGGCCGTCTTTACGCCGGTCCTGATGGCCATCCAGCAGTACGGGCAGAAGCTATTGGAGAAGAACCATGGCAAAGAACGGAACCATCAATAAGACCACCTTCACAGACACTTCAGCTCTCACAGATACCAGTGAGCTGAAGGTAAAGGCCATCCATGTGACGGAGCTCAAGACGGCCCTGGAACAGCTCAATGTCTACGGGGCCAATGTGGATAACTGCGGGAACTGCGTGTATTGCCAGACTTGCCAGGGGTGTCAGACCTGCCAGGGATGCCAGAGCACAAAATGTCAGTCCAGTTCCTGCCAAACCTGTCAGAGCATCAGCCAGTGCAGCTCGAGAAACTGCACCTGCCAGACAAGAGGGCAATGTGACTGCAACTGCTCTGGTGGCAACTGTAACTGTTCGGATGATTCGGGAGGAGGGCCATAATGGCAAGTCAGAATGAGATTGTGTGGAAAAAGGACCTGACGGACATCCAATCGGGTCTGGAAACCCTTGCCACAAAGACGAAGATTTCCATCGACCTTTCCTCGATAAATTATGACAAAGTGAAGAAAATCAACGTGGTGGCACTGGAAACAGCGGTAAACAAGCTGGAGGAAGCCTTTTCGGGAAACTGTTGCCAGGCCAACTGCTGCCAGACTTGTCAGGGGTGCCAGTCTTGCCAGACATGCCAGGGATGCCAAAAATGCCAGACCTGTCAAGGGTGCCAAACCTGCCAGGGGTGCCAGAAATGCCAGTATTACATGACCCAGAACTGCAATTGCGACTGCAACTGCAATTGCTCGGATGACAGCTAAAGGAGGAACAACTTATGATCATTGCAAAAGGAAACGTAAGTACGGCGGAAGGGCCTGTGCCGGTAGAGAATCTAAAGCCAGGAATGCTGGTGGTGGATCGGGGCCATCGGGCAAGAAACTTGCTGAAAATAGAACAGGTCCAGCTCCATCAGACACTCCATTTTGAGCGGAACAAAGACCTGGTCCTGGCGGGGAATAGCATCCTTTTCACCCTTACCGGCATGCGGAGCGCAATCTCCCTCAAGGGGGTACGCAAGGCCCTGAGCGGACGGATCCAAATGCTCTTTGAAGGGAGAAAGATGCAGGATGATGTGATGAAAATCAAAAAGGAAGAAGTCACCGGCTATCGCCTGACCATTGAGGGTGGCAAGGATGTCCTGGTCAATGGGTACGATGTGGCGGACAAGGAGGAAGAGATATGCTGAAGATTTATTACAATGAGGAATCCAATGCTGACTACCTGATCCACCTGACTCTCCGGGGCGATTACTGCAAGGCGGAATGCACCAGCAACAGTGAAAGCCGGAAGGGAGCGGATGCGATCGAGACCATGCATCCTTACAGTTCCTACGTCCTTACAGAAGGAAACGGGACCGTGAAACTGTTCCGCCGCCCGATGGCCTCGGACTACCGGTTTCTTGACCTTAACCGGCTGGGAGTATCCATCAAGCTGGACTTTGCCGTCCTGACCCAGCTTTATGGAAATACCACCATCCTCGATATCGATACGGGCATCATGGCGGAAGGCCAGCGGGATATTGTGGTGCGGATGTTCAACGGGCAGAAGGAAAACCTGACCCTTGACACGGACCAGGAATATGAACTGTTGCCCTTTAACACCAGCGACTTGATCCTGGGGGATCATCCCAGGATGAAACTGTGGGACAGCTACAGCCTTTCTGCAGGTGGACGGGAGCTGATGGCCAATCGGAAAGGATACCTGATTGATGGAGATCCAGAAGAACCCTTCGTCCCGGAAGGTGGGAAAGATTATATCGATTTTACCATCCAAAAGTACAAGGGGAATTTTTCTACAAAGGAGAAGTTGACCAGGGATATTGACGATGAAGAAGTCTTTGTGGAAGCGTCTGCCGGCCTTGTGAATAACAGGCGGGTAAGATTGGTGAAGGGAACAGGCACTTTTCGTTTGTATCCCTTTGGGTACGAAGGCCCGGTGAAAATCAAGTTGGGCCGGAAGTGGTACGAAGTGTGGAACGACTACCTAGTGTTTGTTGGAAAGTAGGATGACTATGCAGAAAAATAGGTTGGATTTGTCGACCAAGGTTCAACTTACCCTTTACCTGGGCAGCCAGTGTAATCTCCACTGTGCCTATTGCCACCGGGAGGCCTCGGACGGGGAAGGGGGCATTTCGGAAGAATTCCTGGCGGAACTGAAAGAGAATCCTCCTGGATCCATCAAGTTCATGGGAGGGGAACCTTTGCTTTACATGAAAGAGGTCCGAAAGGTGGTGGGGGCTGTACCAACGGCCAAGTTTTCAGTCAGCACCAACGGCATTGGCATCGAAAAGCACCTTGACTACTTCCGGGAACACCATTTCCAGATTTGTATCAGCTACGATGGAGCAGAAAAGGACCTGCGGGGCTATGATCCCTTTACTGCTCTTTTGGAGTATCCGGATCTGGCGGTTTCCACTACCCTGTACCACGGGAATACGGATATGGGAGCCATCATGGAGCGCTTTCGGGAGAAAGAGAAGGTCATCGGACGGCCTCTTTCCTTCTTTCCCCATCTCATGCATGTGACCAGTGAAGCCAATCGGCCCTATGCCCTGACCCAGGAAGACTATGATTCTCTCCTGGAGCAGTACAAGAAATACGTGGGACTTTACCTATCCCGGCTCCGGAGATTCGGTATCCGGGACAAACGGTATGATGGCCTCTACCAAACCCTGGAACGGCGACGGGAAGTCCATTACACTTTTGGGGAGACTTACTGCAGCAACCGGCACATCCAGAAGGTGGATGCCCGAGGGCAGGCTTATCCTTGCTTGTATATCCGGAAAGAGAAACTGAGAAAGGATTGGCTGAAGGAACAGCAGGCTCTCATTGATTCCGTCAGTCCTGGCTGTCGCCAGTGTTCCGTCTACGGTATGTGCGGCGGGGCCTGTATTGTCAGCCAGGAACATGAAATGGAGTGCCGATTCTACAAGGCCCTCTATACCTGGTTCCAAAAGGAAGTGACCCGACAATGAACTCGATTTATATCTTCCCTGAGGCCATCCATACGGAAGATACCATTTCTCTGGACCTGGAAGAAAATGGATTGCGCTTTTTCTGTAATAACAAACGAGTGGTTATTGATCTTGCTGCATTGCGGAGCGGGTCCTCCACGGTGATTCTGAAAAATCCCATCACTGGGACCGTCTACCCGCTGTTTAACTTCCGGGAAATCCTCCAGGTGATGGATCTGGGGCCCCAGGAGCTGCTCCAGACACTTCGCATCAACGGCTATGTGCAGATCGACAAGTCCGGGAAGGATACCTTCATCAAAGTGTTCCTGCCCAATGGGCAACCTGAATTAAAGAGTCGGACTCATGACTTTTCCCGGTTTCCCCATGTGGCCATGGCCGATCTCCATAAGCTGGACCGGGCTTTCAGTTGGTCCGCGCATACGGGGAAGGTCCAAATCCATTATGGCCGGATTGAGGGATCCCTGGTGTTTGACCGCTCAACCTTTTGGAAGGAACCGGTTTATGTGAGCCATGCCGGACAGAGCCAGGAGCTGACCGAGGGGGAAAACTGGTTTTCCTTCGTTTGGAGTCCTTCGGAAGATGTGTACTGTGGGCCTCAATGTGGACGGTACAAAGGGCGGGCACTCCATATTTCAGGTTACCAGCGGTAAAAGAAAGGAGGGGCAACATGGATTTTATCAGCTACACCTTTGTGAACGCCGTGATCAGTGCCCTGGCCGTATTCGGGTGCTGGCTCATCCTGCGTCCTCAAAAGATTGAGAATCGGGCGCTCCACAAGAGTATCGACAATAATACCAAGGCCCTGGAGGACCTGACCGGTCTGATCAACGAAATGCGAGTGGCCCAGGCAAGTGTGGAGACGAACATTACCAATCTCTGGCACCGGTACAAAGATCTGAAGGGAGAAGTAGACAGAATTCATGACCACAATCGGGATATGGGGAATCCGCCATGTTCGAAAAAGTAATAGGGTGGCTCAAGAAGAGCCTTGGGACTGTAAAGAAGCGCCTGAACCAGTTCCAGCAGCCCATTAAATGGATCGTCATAGGGTATCTTGTGACGGTCTTTTTGTTTGTAGTTTCCTACTACGGATTCTGGATGTATCTGGCCGTGATGGGAAAAATCCAGCTGCCGGACCTATTGGCAATAATACGGGAATTAGTGGGGCCTGCCATGGTAGGCTTTGTCACCTTCATTGCAGGCTGTTTCGTGGATCTTGATGGAAATGGAGTCCCGGATCATTTTGAAAAGGAGAAGGATAAGAAATGAAGATTTTTATTAATCCTGGGCATATGCCCGGTGTGGACAGTGGGGCCGTCAATGAAACTTATGGAGTCACCGAAGCGGATATCGTAAAAGAAATCGGAGCCGGAGTCCAGCAGTACCTGAACCGGGTGGGCTATGACTGTATGCTGGTCCAGTCCGACAATCTTTGCGGGGAATCTCCCAACTATACCAATATTTGTGCCAGCGCAAATGGGTGGAAGGCAGATCTCTTTCTTTCCATCCACTGCAATGCGGCCGCGGAAGAAGCCCAGGGGACGGAAACTCTGGTGTACAGCAGGGACAGTGAAGGAGCCTGCGCCCTGGCAGAATGCATCCAGAACCAGATTGTCCAGAGCCTGAACACCGTGGACCGGGGTGTGAAGGAACGGCCGGGGCTGGCGGTGCTTCGGGAAACGGATATGCCGGCGGTTCTTGTGGAAACGGCGTTCATCACCAACGAAGAGGATGTGCAGCTCCTGATGAATCAGAAGGACGGATTTGCCCGTGCCATTGCCCGCGGGGTGACGGATTATGTGGCCCGGAAAGGATGAGAGACCATGGACATGTGGCGGATTAGCGATGAATTTCTCTTAGGCTATCTTTTGGGCATCTTGACCGGGGTGCTCCTGTTCACCTTGGTCATCTGAAGAAAGAGGGTGGGGATGATTGAGAAAAAGCGTCTGGGTCTTGCTGCTTTGTTTGTTATTCTCCTTTCCGCAGGTGTCCTGGGCCTCTACGTATACCATAACAGAAGAGGAATTGACCCAGTTGGAGCAGAATATCAGCGAGCTGCAGACCATCAACAACAGATTACAGAAGGAATCCAGTCAGCAGAAGAAACGCATGAAGGAATTGGAGACGCAATTGACCGCAGCACAGACCGAATTACAGAAAGCCAGGGAACAGTCCAATCGGCTCGGGAGTCAATTGAAAGATCTGGAGAGGACCTCGATCAGGCAGGAAGAATCCTTGCGGATTGCCAACGAATCCTTAGCCGCATACGAGAAAGAAACCAATAGAACACAGAAACGGCTGAAGGCACAGCGGAATTTGGCTTATGGAATAGGTACGGTTTTGCTGGTGGCTTTGGTGCGGAAATGAATAGAGCCATGGTGGGAATTCCTGCCATGGCTCTTTTTTGCGTTATGGGTACTTATTCCTGCCATTCTTGTCCTGCTACTCTTAGAAACGAAATTTTAGGAGGAAACTGATCATGAAAGAACAAAGCCAAAAGCTGCCATTGAACCAGCAGTTTACGTTGACCCTGAAAGAAGCCAGCCAGTATTTCCATATTGGGGAAAAGAAACTTCGGAAAATGGCTGCCGAAGACCCTGGTTCCGGGTTTCTGCTGCATAATGGACGGAAAGTACTCATCATCCGGGAAGAATTTGAACAATTCCTTCGCCAGACTTCGTGTATTTGATAGAAGTTGACTTATTTTGTCTTCAGAGTGATGTATAGGATGCCAAAAGAAACGAAAGGGGAAAAGCAATGAAAAAACGTATGATAGGCCGGATCCGAAGAGATAAGAAAAGACGGATCCTACGGCCGGGAGAGTCTGTTCGGATTGATGGTAAGTACCAATTTAAATACATGGTGGATGGCAAACCCAAATTCTTTTACAGCTGGAAACTAGAGCCTACGGACCCATTGCCCCCAGGAAGAAAGCCTTGCCGGTCCCTTCGGGAGATGGAAGACAGCCTGGAGGTCCGCCTGGTGATCTGCCCCAATGCCAACAGCGATTCCATGACCGTCCTGGAACTGGTCCAGCGCTATCTGCTTCTCAAAAAGAGTGTGAAACCAAACACATTGACCAATTACCGGTTTGTGGTCAATGCCCTGAAGAAAGAGCCCTTTTCCCAGAAGGCCATTGGGAAGGTGAAAATGTCCGATGCCAAATTATGGTTGGTCAAGTTACAGTCAGAAGGAAAGAGCTACAGTTCCATTCACAGCATCCGGGGTGTGGTGCGGCCCGCCTTCCAAATGGCCGTGGATGATGAAATCTTGTGGAGAAATCCCTTTAACTTCGAACTGAAAGAAGTCCTGATCAACGACAGCGTAAGGCGGGAGGCCCTTTCAAAGAGAGATATGCGGATTTTTCTGGATTTCATAAAAAACGACTCCCACTACAAGAGATATTATGAAGGAATCTTCATCCTGTTCCATACGGGGTTGCGGGTATCAGAATTCTGTGGACTGACGGTGAACGATATCGACCTGGAAAAAAGGACGATCAACGTGGACAAGCAGCTCCAAAAGGGGAATGGCAAATATTACATCCTTTCCACAAAAACCAAGGCAGGAGCCAGGCTGCTGCCCATGACCGATGAAGTCTACCAATGCTTTGCGGCCATCCTGGAGCGGAGAAGGCCGCCGAAGGTAGAACCCATCATCGATGGGGTGGGGAAATTCCTTTTTTATGATGTGAATGGACATCCAACAGTAGCTTTGCACTGGGAACATTACTTCAAACTTATCGTGCGGAAACACAACAGCATCTATAAATATCAGCTTCCCAGGATTACGCCCCATGTTTGTCGCCATACCTACTGCACCAATATGGCCCTTTCCGGGGTCAGTGCCAAGACTCTCCAGTACCTGATGGGGCACAGCGACATTTCCATCACCCTGAATGTGTACACCCATATCAAGTTCGATGACGCCCAGAAAGAAGTGGCACTCATCCAGGCCCGGCAGCAGAAAGAGATGGAAAACGTCCGAAAAGAACTGGAGCAGGTGGGCGAGATCCAGCCCAAGGTGATCCGGTTTCCTAATAAGGCGTGA